GAATTGTTTTAGCTAATTTCTCTTGTGCTTTTGATGCTCTAGTTTCTCTTAACTCTGCTGCTGTAGCTTCCTGTTGATTAGCAAATGATTGTTCTGCTGCTTTATTTGAAATCAAAGCAGATTGGTATGTTTGTTCTGCTGCTGACTGTGCTGCTGATCTTTGTGCTAAACCAGTAGCTAAATTAAGACCCAAAGATCCAAGAAACAGTCCACCTGCTGCTTTTCCTAATCCTAAGACTGCAACACACATTTAGGCGATCCTCAGAAATTCGTAGAATGGTTTACCCTGCATACCATAATGCTCGTGATATTGGATAAAAGTAAACCCAAGAGACTTTAACCATTTAATAGCAGAATCATTCTCTGCATATACAAAATTATATAAGACTTTGTATTTTTTCAATAGGCTTTCAACCCATTTACGACCTTTTCTTATTAGTTGTATTCTATATTTTTTATTTTCAAATAACTTATCAGTAGCAACCATCCATATAACACCACCAGGAACTACCCCACATAATCCTATGGGGTGATCATAATCATCAGCTATTGCCATATTTATATTGCTGCATATATAAGATAATTGCAGTGCTTGTTTTGGTTCTTGTCCTGTTTGATACAAAGCTTCTATTTTATCAATTTCTCTCATGTTTGCTGCAACATATTTTAAATCTGTAAATGTAGCTTTTCTTAAATGACCCATTACACCCTCCTACTCCTCATATGAAACATCGCTTCGTATTCAGCACTGGATAATTGAGTAGGCAAGAACGTGTCATTTTTTACATCTATATCTACTCTATCTGCTCTAGACATTATTGGCACTCTAAACGTACCTGTTTCTAAATTAATCTGACCGATAGCAGCAGAAGAAGATCCTAAGAAACGACCAGTGAATTTATGGGTAGATGTGTCTCTATTCTCAGGAGTGACTTCTACTCTAAAAAATCCTGTATCTTCAAACTTGATATAAAAATGATGCAGTTGTAAACGACCACTGATCATCTCACCTGCGTTACTACCTTCAGTAAGTCTCTGTTGACTGAACCTATAGTGCATGAGGTATGACTCACCAATAATTACCTTACTGTTTCTAAAATCACCATTAGCTGTAATTGTTGATGTAGATCCGTTTGTTGTATTTGTAGTTTGTACAACCTGACCAGGCTTCAATGTCTTTGTATTACCTTGAGTATCAACAAAAGTACTTGTTTCTCCATTGGCTAAGTAACGACCTACAACTGACATACTGGCATTTAATCTATAAGGCAAAGTAAATGTAGTTACATCAGTACCAGAGTTATAAGCAATAGAAACACCAGTAGTTGCTTCAGTTACCTTATGGTCTAAATGAAACTCAAATTCTGAATTAGGTTCTCTGAACTCTGCTTCAAACGGTATCTTTTCTAAAGTTGTACCATTAGCTTCTTCCACTACCATAAACAAATCAGTACCAACAAAATCTATATTCTTTATTGACTTGGCAGAATTAAATGTAAAAGTAGACCAACTGTTCAATACTTTTTTAAAACCATCACCATACAACCATCTATTTATATATAACTTATTTGGATTATCAGTACCTAATAAAACCAAAACATCTTCATTGGTAGATACAGCTAATTTAAAAATATTACTTGGTATCAGTCTTGGTACATGAACAGTGATGTTGCTTGCATCTTTAATAGCTATGTTTTCCTGTGTTATATATTCTCTTACACCTGCAAAGTTTCCTTTCTTTGTTAGATAGTAGATAGAAGAACCAGAACCTACAGGTTGTGCTTGGTCACTAGATTCAAATTCAGTTGCAACAACTACGTTAGCTGTTTTAGGTGTCAGGGCATCAGATGATGATGTTAATACAAACTGTGTTTGATCAGAGAACAAAACTAACTGTTCTCCCATAGTTACTGCGTGTTTAAGAATAGCAACCTTAGTATGTGAAGCACCTACATCAATAGGATCTGAATCTATAACAGATAAAACCGTTTCTGGAAAGAAGTTAAAAAACTCTGAAACCCTTGTCAACACTACGTTATCATCAGTTAAGAAACCTAATCTGTTTCTAAAGAAGAAGACGTTGTTAATTTTGCCATCTATAAAAGATGGATTAGGTGCTGAATCTAAATCACCAACAGTTCTTTCTCCCCACTTAGGTAATGTATATGTTGTACCAGATATTGTGTATGTATCTCCATCTACTCTTGCAAATCTAAAATTACCATCAGCCTGACGTATGAGAACGTGTGGCATAGTGTCATAATTAAATTTAAAAGGAATACCTGCTTCTACTGATTCTTCCCATTGCCCTTCTTCAAAAGCTCCACCATTATTAGTCACAAACTTAACGTAATAATTATCAAAGTTAGTTGATTCATCTCCCTTGATTTCGACAACATAACCATTAGGTGAAACAGTTGGCAGGTCAGTAAATCTTTGTACTGAATCTTTAACTACCGTTAGCTGTGTATTACCTTGAGTGTCATTACCATCAATAGAAAAATTACTGCCATCATTCTTTTTTATATGTATTACAGGACCATTTCTAGCAATAGTGAAACCTGTAAGACCAGAATTTAAACCAGACTGAAGATCACTAGCTACCTGTGTGGTACTAAGTGTAGAGTCAGAAGTGGTGTCATCAGTAACAGTCACACCATCTACAGTGACTGAGTATGTTGTTTTATCTGAAACTGCATTTATAAAAACCACAGCCTGTGTGATGTTACCTGGACTAAGAGATGAGTCCATTGCTGTTGTAATACTTGTATTAACTACAAAAGTAAAATCAGCAATAGTTACAGTCTTGATTACACTTCTAGGATCAGATGTGTTTAGATAACTTGTACCATCAGGTTTGTTTACAGTTTTTTCTGTTCCATCCAATTCATATACTTTGACATTGCCATTACTAAATATTGCTACATATCTTTCATTTATATCTCTGTTGATAGTTTGTATGTGAACATTCCCTACTGTAGAAGAACTTAGAGTTGTAACAAACTGTGTGCCAGACCTCTTTACAAGACCTCTTACAGGGCTGCTGTTAGCATTGTCCTGTATATCGGCATGGTCAGGTTGTTTTGTTGAATCAGCAGCTTGTGAGATTCCTCTTAGCAATGTAGGAATTGCTCTTGATACTACTGCCATAGCTATCTAATTAATGCGTTTGCTGGTGAATAAGTATCGAAGACACTTGTAAGACTTGGATCTCCTCTTAGAAGATTATGATCTCCATTAGCTAGATCTGTTTCCATTAATATAGCTCTTGCTCTTACTTCGTCTTGTTGTGTATATGTTCTCAATCCATCATCACTGACTAATCTATCAACAAAGATACGAGCAGCTTTGATTGTTATATACCTTCTTGCAGGTTCTGGTATTTCATCAAAGGTTCTGAAATAAACAACAGTGCAGATAAGATCTTCATCAAACTCATACTTATTATTTAACCTGTCATATAGTTTCAAACCACGCTGTATTGCATCAATGGTAGTGTGATGATGAGTATTAGGATCAACTCTTAAAATATCAGTTGAAAGTGATACCTGATTAGATCCATCTCTTGTAAGAGTTACATCTATTTCAGTATTAAAAGACCAACCTTCTGATTGAACTTCTTTATTTACTTCCGTAAGAGTTGACTGTGCCAGACGAGCATCAACAGGAAGTGTACCTGTAAGACTGTTAATAGGAGCTTCTCCTATTGCAGCTAACATAATGTTGATACTTTCTAGTTCAGTGGTTGCAGCTACAGTCATGGTTTTTTACTTTTTTATTTTAAGTGACTCTCTGCCACCCATTTTTTTCTTCTTCTTTTTTTTCTTTGTTGAATGATACATAGCTATAAAAAAAGGGTATCTAATAATAAGATACCCTATAAATTGAAATTAAGAAGCAGCAAGCTTAATTGTTGCAGCACATTCTGGTCTTAGGATTCCATGACCAAGAGCATACTTAGCAACCATTAATGTACCTTGATACATTAAGTTGTAATCTGATCCTGAGATCTCAGTTGTCATATCCATCAATTTAACTGTACCAACAGCAGATTTATGGAATACAAGTCCAATAGTTTTACTATCGTCACCTGAGTATGTGTTGTTTGCACCTGATGG